TAGGTTGCCGTCTCTGATATTCCATTTACCACAAAACTCGTCAACAAGAAAGTAGTTGCCGTATGCGGTTGATATCGTCTGGCCTTGTTGTGTGAGTGTGGTATTTCCCTTATCAACGGGCAACACAGTACTCGTACCGAAGCTATGTCTATATCCATTGACGTATGCAGTACCGCTGCCAATAGACAGTGCGAGTTTTGTTTGAAGACCGCCCTCAAGGACCGAGAACTTACCCCGATTGGATGCAGTTGCCAAATGCTCATCCAAGGAGATTGCAAATGCTTTTGTGACATAATTGCCTGATTCTTCCGAAGTTCTCTGTGCAAGGATTTTGCCCAACTTGGCGAGTTGTTTCAGATCATCGGGAATTTTCTGATAGTATTCGCCATTAATAATCTTATCAGTTGCTACAAACTCATCATCTCCTTCTTCATCAGCATCAATTGCGAGTTTTGCAATTTCAGTGGAAATCTTATATCGATCTGCGCCTGGTGCATTATAGTTAAACGTACCGCTTGCTGGATCAAGAAGACTTGTATCTCCATCAGAGGTTATAATACTCTCTTTTACTTTCAGGCCGACCCATGAACTAGCAATCGGAGTGTACTTATCTATGACAATTTCTTGTCTCAGGTGAGTTACAAATTGATTCTTCATGAAGAAAACGCCGTCAGCGATTACAAAGAATAATCCGTAGCCATAGTAGTTATTTCTAAGTGACCAGCCAGCGATCTCTGCAGCCAAAAGAGCAGCATTCTCCTCGGTTGATGAGTTGTGGGTGTTATCTACAACAAATGTATCGCCATTCCTACCAGAGTCTGTACTTATGACAGTGAGTATTTCATTGAACATAAAGTGAACCGAACTTTCTTCATTGCCGGCTTCAGTGGGATTGTTGCTGATATACGCAAGATATAACGTTTTCTTATCAACTGCATGGCTGTCGCTGCCATTTACGGTTGATAGAATCTTTGCCTTCATTCCAGTTTCAGATGATGACACTATATCGCCTACGTAATTAACAAGGTTGGCATCTACGAGAGTCACGCCATCTTCATCAACATCATTGATTTTTATGTAAGGCTTTCTGAGAATACTTGCTTCGCCGCCACTGACACGCGCGCCCTCAGTTAGATTAAACTGAGCATGATTGCCAATTGCCGCAGTAAGATAGGATTGAAGTTGTGTTAGTTCCCTAGCTTGGACTGCTACGCCCGGCTTAAAAAGAACTTTCTCAAATTGTTTATTAGGATCGAAGTCATCATAATAAGGGGAGATGTTTAAGTCTAATGCCATTTTCTTTATTCCTAAAATTTAAATACGACTTTAATGGTTTCTATTTGATCGACATCCCTAATTATAGGACGTCTATTATCCATGTAGATAATATCTCCAGAATACACATCAATTTCTGGTGCTGTTACACTAACTATAGCGGGAGCATCTGCTGGCACTGTTGATGCGACAATAGTGCCCGATCTCTGGTTGGTGAGAATTGAGGATGCAGCAATGCTTCCATAAAATCTTTGTAAGTAAATGACATCATATGTGCCATTCGAATTGAGATCATATTTTTGTATTACGATGAATTTGCCGCCAAGGTTAGATGTTATGATATCATCTAATTGGTATTCGTCAGGATTAGATACCGCAACGACATAACAAGGAGTGCCTATAGCTTGAGTAAACAAGTTAGAAGAAAACACCTCAGCTGCCGCCGGAAACTCATGTATGTTCTTAATTATACCGATCTGCCTAAAATCGTTCCCCGCAGGAGGATTCGAAGCATACACATCTCCGAGTATGATATCTTGGTTATCATTCACAAAAGACACGGTAACGCCAACATTCTTTGCAAACAATTCTTTCTGTGGGTTAGCTCCATGACCATATCTTGGTGATATAACAGCCCTAAATGTCGCAAGTGTACCGCCGCTCAGCGTTTGTGTGATTGTAATATCAGCAAACGTATATCCGAGACCCGCATCGACAACAGTGATACCCGTTATCTCTCCTCGTGCATTGATTGTGGGTGTTGCAGATGCTCCTGCGCCGTCACCGGTAATCAATACAACAGCATCGGACGTGTCATAATTGCTACCGACAGTGAGAACTTTTATTTTATCAATCGTTCCCCTGAGAGCAGATGCCTCAACAGTCGGATCAGGGTCGGCGATGTCAGTTGAACCAAGCGTGACATTTGCTGCCGCGTTCGATCCCCCGCCACCAGTGAATTTAACATGCGCGAATGAATAGCCATTTCCTGGTGTGTTTAATGTAATGCTTTGTACTGCACCGGAGGCAATTACAGCAGTTGCAGTTGCACCTGTGCCGTCACCCTCGACTGTTACAGTGGGAATTGATGTATATGAAGAACCACCTGCAGTTACTGAGATAGTATCTATCTCCCCGTTTATATCAAACGCAGGCTGGCCTGATCCAGACGTTTTTCTTACGGGGAGATACTCCGGTGTAAGAAATTTACTTTGATCAGATGCGCTTACCTGAAACATGTATTTCCATGTATATCCATCACCCGTTATCTCCATTCCATCGCCAGTACTGGTGGGCTTCACTGTACTGGCTTCTCCTCCGTTATTTTCAATGCATTTATACACTTTGAAATCAGAAGTCATAACATAAAAATTACTAGCTGAGAGTGTCGTGGCTCCACTCAGTGCAGGTAGAGCAATAGTGTATCCGTCATCATGCTCATCATACACCGTACCAGATACCCAGTCGATGCGTCTAGCCAAAAGACAAGCATCTTTCGACTGAACTCTTTTTATAAAGAGAGTCTGCTTTCTGCATTCAGCCAACTGCGCCTGAGAATCCTCAGGGGTGTCGGGTATTAGATCGTCGTTCCAGGCTAACGCTCTACTCGCATAGAAATGAAAGTAGTCATTCTCGTTATATATATCCCGATAAAATGATCTAGCAGACTGTTGCCTGCCTTGGTCTGTCAATAATAGAGCCACGTTAAACTTCTCCAGTCAAATTAATGATTCCTATGAATCGGCAACTGTAACGGTCCAGGTGATTTTTAAAGTATCCAGTGCGCCTTTGTTCACGACAGCAAATACTGTACGGCAAAGTAGTGTGCCGCCACTTGCAGCATTCAGAATACCAGCTTCAACAATGGCGCCAGTACCAGTACCAGCCGGGAAATCACCAATATACTGAACAGCCGCGGCGGTTGCAGTAGTGGATGTTAATGTAACACGCGCATTTTCTGAAGCAAGTGTACTATCAGCGGCGGCGGCTGCTGTGCTGTCTATACCGATAGCCATTTTAGTCATAACAGTTCCTGTGCCTGCAAGACGGGATGCAATGTGCCCTAGCCCATCAGTAACAACTACGTTGGTTACAAGTCGTTCTTCTTTCAATGAACCATCTGGTCCATATAGGGCTACTTGTAGATTGCCCTTTGCGCTTAATTTAGCAGTTTGATTTAACATTTAACTTCTCCTAGGTTTTCGTTTATTTGTGCTGTGTTATCTATATTATTTATAAGGGTTATGAGATACTTCTGATTTCATTTGCAACATAATCTTCCAAGAAATAATCAACAGAAAGTACATAATCTTGTTGGGTGACGTTACCAGATTCTGACAATGAGCCCGTATCTGTTCTATTTATACCTGGGAATGTGACAACATTTGTATCTGCCATTTCCACTGTATCTGCCTTATGTTGCTCCGTTGAGATTGGAGCAACATCTTGCATTACATATGTATCAGACATGTTATTTTTGTTGAATTCTATAACATGTGCATCATCTGCCGCGTAGTTCTCCACCGAAGGAACATTTTCTATTCCCATTGCTGCTACATCTTGTGTAGTATACGAATCGGCATATGCAGTTGTTACGGTGAGACTATCAACTACATCAGCCGCAATGGATGTATCAGTGCGTGATAGTAACGCTATCCACTCCTGTGTAATAGAATCTTGTACTACAGTTGATTCAGTTGCTGGCTTACTTGCTACTAAAGCCGCGACTTCGGATATGGCGGCAGAATCAGTAGATACCTTGAATGTGTAAAGACTATTCAGTACATCTGCGGTAGTTATCGAGTCCGTGAATAGTCTGATGAATCCTGGTTCAAGGGCAACAATGTCTTGGATTGTATATGAATCAAGCGCACTTGAATGTATAGTAAATGCAGTTGACTCATTCACTAGATAGTCTTCAGTAAAGATGGGCTCAATGCCAATTACTGGCGCATCTTGTAGTAGAACAGGAGCTTCGGTCTTGACTATCGCGGCACTAATCGAGAATAATGTATCTGATGTCGCAACAGTTTCTACATTTCCCAAACTTTCGATATTCATAGCAACAACATCTTGTACCAACACAACTTCAATGTCTGCTGGGACAATAAAGAACATCAAATCGGTATCTATTGTCATTCCACTTCCAACATCGACTACGTTGCGGATTTGTAAATCTGCATAGCCGATCATGCCTGCTGGGTGAGCTGCTCGCTTGACGTACTCGCCCCATACAGACTTTGGTCTTTCAGAGCGAATCTGGTATGAAAAGGATTGATAAATTTTATTATCTTGTAGTCTATTTGAGTTGGACAGGAATCCAGAAGATGATCCATATACTCCAGGATATACAGCACTATAGCCAGTAGTGCATGTTATTGGTATCTGGACGCCAGTTCTTGAGATTATGTTACTATTAAACTCGGATGACTGAAATCCAATACCAACGACAACGACTTCAAGTGCAGTTGGATAACCAGTTGCATCTATCTGGGTAATCCGCACAAACGCATTATTTGCTATAGTGGTTAACGTGTAATCTTCCGCAAAATAATCGGTCGCGTATTCAGCTAACCCGGTTCCTTCATTCATTGGAAATGTTTCGCCTACTCTGAAACCACCAACTGAGCTGCTACTTGATGTATATGTAGCTCCAACAAGAATTCTCTGTACTAATGCTCGCTTGTGTTCTGGTTCTAATCCACTCTCTCCAGCCAAACTTATAAACGTTGCTGTTGGATATGATGAGATATGTATGCTAGGAACATTGTTGTATCCAACACCCTGTTGATCAGTCGGGAACACTATCGAGGTAACTGCATCCGCGGTGATTCTACTTTCAATCACGGCAGGCGTTGATATCGTGTCTGCTAAGTTGGGAGTGATATATACTTGCGGATTGTGTATATATTGAGAACCACCAGATGTTATGGTTGCACCAAATATCTTACCGTCTGTGATTGTTGCGACATTAAATGTCAGTGCAGCGGCTGCTGTGCCACTGGTACCCAACTGAGAATCTTGTATGGTGATTGATTCGAGTGGAGCAAAGTTATCGCCTGCACCGCTGGCCGTTACTGTAGCTGCGCCTGATCCATCAACTACAACAGTGAACGTAGCCCCAGATCCATTTCCCGCAGTTGTATAATCGCCTGCCCCGATAGAATATGTGCCAGAAGTTCGGTTCGCATCTGCCGCGCCAATCGTGTCAACTGTTGCTATTTTACCGCCTATGACAGCAGTTGCTTCAAATCCTGTTCCATTGCTGGTCAGAACGAAACTTGAATCCACGTCCAACGTGAGTTCGTATGTCTGGGGCGAAGTATATGCAATCTTTTTAACCCGGGTAACATTGGCCTTCTTTTTCTTGGTAGTAGTAACAGCTCCGATTGATTCATTGTAATGTAAGACTACAGACTTACCAAACAAGTTTACTGGATCATAAGCATTAGCGCCACCAACCAAGTCGTTGGCGTGTACCTTTACCACATAATCTTTAGTCCATGTGTTATCGGACGGCCGTAGGGTGTATTGATGAGGAACAAACACTTCAATAGTTTCATTATACATGATTCTAAACAGGAGTTCGATTGCTTTCACGGACCCCTTAGCAGTGTAGAAATCTTTGATATTCTTGAGCAGGATATCTTTGGTAGTAGCTAGAGTTACCGGAAAATCTTTGCCGTACTGTTCAAAAAATGTGGTTAAGAAATCCGTAGAAACTTCTTCCGACTCGTTTAGATAATCAAGGTCTAATCGATCTTGTATTGTATGCAAGAGATTTGTAGGACCTATGCCATATTCAGTCGTGTTTAATTCATTGAACTCATAATACTTTTCAATGAATGTAGCCAGTACCGGATATTCGTCTAAAATATATTCTGGGAGTTGATTCTTGATTACCGGAGATATTTTATCAGTCTGATACTGTTCGGGCCTGTTAATGATATCAAGTTCAACTGTAAATGCCGCCCCACTGCCGCTGTTAATCTCTGTTACATTCGCTGTGATATCATCTTCTATGCCAGACCCACCGATCGCGACACTGGATATAGTGATGATATCGCCTATAGCATAATCCGTTCCCTGTGAAGGAGTAATGGAGGATATTCCACCGACATCATTTACAGTCAGTGTTACCAGCAGGCCTGTGCCTATGCCATTCGATGTAGTAGCAACATCCACATAGGTGCCCTCATCTCTCCTGCTATCGGGAATAGTAGTATTGACAATAGCGGTCGGTCGAGCGATGAGATATGGCACGGGTGCAGTGATATAACCATCGCCCGCCTGTGTCAGTGTGATAGAAGTAACCACATTATTGGTAAGTACTACAGTACCCAATGCGGTTACCTGAACATCACCTAGTATCGTACTCGTAGGATCAGGAATCACGAGTTTAAGTTCGTCTAGTGTTGACTGTCCACCAGAATAATAACCACTACCACCAGCGGCAGGAACTATGCTTTTTATATACTTCCTAAATCTAGGTGCACTCATTAGTCAGCTACTCTCGGTACCATAGTCACAGATATCCCGGGTCTAATGTTATTAGGAACATCGGATGCGCTCTTATCTAATGCAAGAATAATGTTTTTGGCAGGCGTTGGAATAACAGCCGATGTTTGTTCCGCTGTTGTCCGAACAAGTATATCGGTCGATATGTCTTTTGATCCCTCGTGAGGGGTAGCACTTACTCTAATATTTTCTGCACTACCTAATAATGCAACTACATGAAGTGCTGGTATATCAATCGCCCCAGTATCGTAATCAATAGTTCCTAGATTTTCGATGATCGCAATGCTGTCTCCAACAGTGACAAGTTGGAGAACACCGGTCCCAGTGTACACTGGAGAAACTACAGTAGCAGAAGGAACATCAACAATATGACATGTATATGTTGATGTGTTTACCTTAGCTGTGAAGTGATTGGTCCTAATTGAATTCGGCAAAATCTTGTTATTGAATTTTGGCTCATATCGTGTCTTGACATTCAATGTTGGTATCAGTCTTTTCTGTAGGCGCAATTCAATGTTGGTGCCGATGATAGAAGTGGAAACATTATTGATTTTGCTCGCAATGAACGAATAGTAAAAGTTCTTCTTCAGCATATTAAGTGTGCCATCAAAGTAATTTTCTACCTCAGCGACAATAGCAGCTTGTAGTGTGTTGGGTGAAAAGGTCGTGAGCTTAGGATCATATGTTGCGCTGATGTTCATACCTATATAGGTATACTCTGGCTCAACAAAATGAGTGGACATTGTTATTGGCTGCCTTACTTTGATGATATCATTCAACAGGGTAGTTTTTTCTTCCTGTGTTATAACAATACCATCATATGGTTGCAATGAGACAAAAACTCTTCCGTATATGGGAGGAATATTATCTTCTCCGCCCCACACGGTAACCGCTCTAATATTCGAATTTGCAGCTTTAATAACAGTCTCATAATCCGTTTTTGTAACGATTCGGTTCTTTGTTGCATTGTATCGAGTCGCGTTGAATCGAATACTTGCTATATCTTCTAATACCGCACCGCCCGCCGCATTGGTGCTAACACTACCAGTTACGCTTTCGCCAACCCCGGTGAATATAGCCGCGTTTGTGAATGATCTTGCGCCATTGGGTGCCGCGTTATTGCAAACAACATAAGAAAGTGTTACGATATTACCAGCGGCAAGTTTTCTACCTAAGACATCATCACCGAAACTTACTACATACTTTCCGGAAGTAGATTCTTCCAGATAAAATACTTTTGATGTAGAGTCTACATTCACAATATTATCTGAATGTAGGTATGTTGTTGTAGAACTACTATTGATATTATCTTTAACAACACACACAATTGTTGTTGTGTCCACGTTATCGTTTGGTATCGTAATTGGACCCTGTACGCTGTTTGCATCGATGAGCATGGAGGTAGAGGTTCTTGTTCCTTCTACTAAAACCATTGATGTTGCTAAAAACTGCTCGACACTATTTGCGTTATATGTTCGTGACAGCGTTGCATCAGTTTCAGGAGTAAATGTATATAACTTACCATTCACGGAGGTTGTGAATATTGTAGATTTCGGAATATACAGCGTGTTTGACGTATAGGTGGATGCTGGCTTTATAGTCAGATTTACAGTTGCCCGAGATGATCTAGCAGACCGGGGAGTGTATCCCATAGTCTTTGCGATAGATACAACAGAATTTCTCTTAACGGCGCTGTCGATGAATGCTTCATTCGCAACCATGTGCGACATGACGGCATTGTAGTGTGTGTTGTATGCAAGAAGGTCTACTAAAACAGAAAGACCAGACGCATCGAAATTGTAATCCGAAAATTCACTCTGGGCGGAGAGATGATCTTTTAGATTTGCTTTGATTGTATCAAAGTCTAAATTAGTAACATTTTTAATTGCCATTACTTGTCTCTTTTTGTTTTATTTATGCGCCAACGTTAACGGACGTGCTGATTGTTGTTGTCACTTGACCGCCACACGTAGCAACCGAATCAACGTGAGCTATCGCTCTGGTGCCTATGAAAACGGTAGAGGATCCAGTCGATATAGAATTTGCGGGGTGATTTCCATGAACAGCAACCAGATCACCCACCGTCAGTATAGGTAAACCACCGGAGATAACAGTTAACTGACCTGGCGTAATTGCTCCCGTTCCCTCACCATCAACGACTGTGCCTGGATCGGTTGCTACGAACGGCATTATCTCAGCCTCGAGAGAACGATGCCCATTCTCTGTATTTCTGGAACACCGATGAGATAGAAATGAACCTGTATATTATATGAGTTGTTATCGAAATCGGCCTGAACAGAAACCCGCTCCACCTTAACTCTTGGTTCATGGTTTAATAGAGCCTGAGACACCAATGACTCAAGAACTCCACTTGTCATATCATCAATGGGTTCGAAAAGAATCTCTCTGATTTGAGATCCCCACGTAGGATCGAATGGTCTTTCATTCGTTGCAGTGTAAATGATGTTCTTTAGTGCTTGCCTGACTGCTTGGACGTCGGTCTTTTTTCCAATGTCACCACTTATAAAGTTCTTAGTAAACTTCATATCGATATCAGTATATAATTTTGTTGGTTGTTTCTTCATATTTCTATTTATACAAACTCTTTATCAATAGTAAGGATTATATCCACTTGTTGTGAGGTTACCTGTGCCTTCTTCCCTCACATATACAATACGAATAGATAATATAGAGTCTAATATGTTTTTGGCCGCTGTTATTCTTCCTTCCTTGCTAGCCAGTGACTTCATCTGAATGCCCGGTCTAGAAAGTTCTTCTATTTTGGTATTGCCTCTACCCTTCAATACAACATTACCCTCTTCGTCTTTCTCTAATTTAGGAACCAAATCACATAATCTATTTAAGTCTGCTCCAAGCCCACGTATCAAAGCAAGAATATTTTCCGGTTCTCTTAGCAACAATAAATCAGCATCCGCATACTTCTCTTTCATTGCCGCCGCCGCCGTGCGGAATGCGGCCAAATTAGTTATGAGGTCTACCATTACCATAATCTCGCCTGGTAGGTCTAGCTGAAGATCCAATATATCC